GGTTGGAGCTGCGCAGCTCGATCCGGTCTTCGTATTCGTAGTACCACTTTACGGCCACGTCACCCCGGCGTCCCCACCTTACCAGGACGGCGTCACCATTGAAAACCTCTTCTTCGGGGTTGATGGCTATTCGGGCTCCGTCCGGGATCCCCGCCTCTACCATGCTGTCACCTTCGACACGTATAGCGTAAGGTCTATGTTCGCCAATTGTCCCGAGTTCGTCAACAGGTACGAGGATTGATTCTGAAGCTTCGAGCTTTATTCCCTCCAAGCCGCCATTTCCACAACCAGCACAAGCTATAGCTGTTGGATCCAAAAGCGGAATTGCCACAACGTTTTCTGCGGATGTTAGATCTACGTTAGTTTGAGGACTCTCTGATTCTTCAATTAAAGAGGAAATACTCACTTCAAAAAAATCAGCAAGTTTCTTTAATTCGTTGGCTCTTGGTTCTCTCTCGTATGTCTCCCATCTCGTTATCGTTTGACGAGAAACACCCATATATTCAGCAAGTTCTGATTGGCTTAGCTTTTTCGCTTTTCTTAATTCCCGGATCTTATCTCCAATCATATAACTCACCCCTAAAAGTTACTCCAATTAATAAACATTGTGACCGTATGGTTTCAAAAGCACAAGGTCAGAATGGTTTCGAAACAATGAAACAAAAAAGTAGCAAATAGTTCTTAAGTCCTATTTACGTTTCCATTTGGTTTTATTAATATTGATTCTAAAATATTATGTATCAATATAGTTTCAGGAGGTGAGGATGTGTCCAATAATGTTGCTTTATTGAGAAAGAAAAAAGGTTTAAGTCAAGAAAAATTAGCAGAGTTGCTCGGTTGTTCCAGACAAACAATCACAAGATGGGAAACAGGAAGCAGGGAGCCCAGAGTTTCAGATTTATTAAAAATAGCATCAGTCTTAGATTGCACTATCGAAGATTTAATTAATATCTCAAACCCTACGAAGTCCGCAGGGGCGAAGAAGACAACCCGGGATTCCAACTGATTCATGCTCTTGCGGACTGTTTCGAGGCTGTGAAGGAAGCATATGAATCTTGCGACGAGGGAACAGAGGTAGTAAGGATCATCGAGGACTATCAAAACGGCATAGCAGAAACATCTGAAGGAATGCGGTTCAGGCGTTGTCTTGAGGAAATGATACAAAGCGCCGGAATTATTACACAAAACATAACCCAGCAAAAAGCTGTGTAAGGGAGGGCAAAACAATGTCAGAGGAAACTAAGAAGCAGGAATATGACCATATGAATATTATGATTTCTCAATATGGAGATGGCGAATATAGCTGGAGTGTTTCTGTCAGAGGAACGGTAGGAGTGCATGACTCCAGGGAAGCCATGAAGGTGGTTAGCAAGAAGTTGTGGGAAGCAATACTGGCCGCCACGATCGACAAGCCTGAATACAGTGAAGATGTAGATTCTCAGAACAAAGCTGATATCGGTGTTTCTATAGGAATATCAAACAATGAAGAATTCAAAGACTGGAGCCAGCAAGTTGTAGCTAAGGCTAAGGAATTGAATGATCTTCTCAGTAAGAAGCCAATTCTCCAGGTTAACGCCGCTACGGATGAGGAGACTATTTGAGCTTTTTGTTCAGTTTCTCGATCTCTTTTTTAAAGCCTTTTACGGAGTTGTTGAGATCTTTAAGGTTCTTTTTAAGATTGGGGTCTGGTGAAAGCTGGATATTCATTCCACAGTCAGGACATTCAATAATCTTATTGTTTTGAGCATCTTCAAAAGTAACAGTTAGTTCTTTACCGCATTCTGGACAAGAGATTTGAAAAGGGTCCTTGGAAATGTCGAACAAGAGATCACTTCCTTATAGAAATACCGTAGCGGCTAATTTTTAGGATACCACTAACTGAAAAATAAATTAAATATGCCTGATTTTAGGCGGAGCAATTGAGAAGAGCGGAGGTGTGGGATGTGTCTTTTGAAGCGATGTTGCAGACGGTTGTTGAAGAAGCGGTAAGGAAGGTTCTGGATGAAAGAGATCAAAAGCCGGATCCTCCAGCGAGACCAACTGATGAAAACCCCTGGTTGTATCCGGAAGAGTTTGCCGAAAAATACGGGATCGGTATTTCTACTTTCTGGTACAACCGCAAGAAGGGAATGTATGAAGAGCTGGAGATCTCGGAGCGTAGAAGCAAGTACAGGCTGAAGGCGTAGTGAAAATGGCCTGTGTTCTGCTTTCAGAGGGAAAGAAGCTTGCGGATCTGCGAGACGCCATAGAACTCCAGAGGGTCCATGTTGAACATGCCAGGGACATACACCGGAAATATCACGACAGCAAGAGCGAACGGAATCTGAAGAACAAAATAGAACAGCTTATTCATTTGGAAAACTGTTACAGGTCAATAGGCGGGCAAAAACAGGAGGTGGAATAATGCCTGAAATCAAATTTTCAAAGAGCTATCAGCACTTTGGAGAAATAAGGGTTGACGTGTTCACAGATGAGCCGATCTCCTCTGACAAAGCGACGGCAGAGATATTTTTACAGAAGTCCTTCTGTTCTGGTTTATGGAATATCTGCCGAGAAGGAATATTTAAGGTTAACTCTAAAACCTTAGGCGATGAAAGAGGTCTTGTATGGGGATTTCAGAGCCTTGCAGGGGAATTTCCGCTCAGAGAGGCAAAAAAGAAAGTTGCTGAAATGGACCTGACCTATAAAGCCGGGACTCACATCAGGGCCCGAGGAATGGACTTTGTGTCGCGTGATTATCTGGGGAAGGAGGTATTAGAGCATGAGTAACATTCAGGTCTTTGAATACGGCGATAGGGATATTCGTACGGTCCTCGATGAGCAAGGGGAGCCGTGGTGGGTTGCTAAAGACGTATGCGAAGTTCTCAGTATGCGAGTAGAGCAGACCCGGAGACTTGATGAAGATGAAAAGGGCCTGCGCCCAATGCAGACCCCTGGAGGAAAACAGGAAATGGTTGTGGTCAATGAAGCCGGTCTTTATTCCCTGATTCTTTCTTCCAGGAAGCCGGAGGCAAAGGATTTCAAAAGGTGGATAACTCACGAAGTGGTTCCCTCCATCCGCAAGCATGGCATGTACGCAACTCCTCAGACTGTGGAACAGCTCATTAAAGATCCGGACACTATGATATCTGTTCTCCAGGAGCTGAAGAAAGAACGGAATGAAAGGCAGGCTCTTGCCTATGAAAACAGGGAGCTCAGACCTAAGGCTGAATTTTATGATGCTGTTGCCGGTTCGAAGACGGCTATTGACATTGGCAAGGTGGCAAAGGTTCTTAATTTTAGAAATCTTGGACGGAACAGGCTTTTTGCTTTTCTTCGGGATCATTCGATCCTTACCAGGGAAAACATTCCATATCAGGAGTACATAGACAGAGGATATTTCCGCACCATTGAGCAGAAGGTCACTACTCCGGACGGGGAGACCAGGATCAGTATCAAGACGGTGGTTTTTCAGCGGGGCGTTGACTATATCCGCAAGCTTTTAATCAGACATGGTTTTGAAAGTGAACATATGCAGATGGTTCAGTCACGATGAAGAAAGGGGTTGTTAAACAGATGGAAGACAGTGAAATGAAGGCCTTTTTAGATGCAGTTATTGAATGCGAAAATGAAGAGTTGTTTAAGCCCAAAAAACGTTATAGGGAGGGCGACGAGTATGAATAAACTACTCCTTATTTTACTGATCTTTGCAATTCTGGCAGGAGTCGCATACGGATCAGCAAACAACAATCAGAGGGACTCCGATCTGGAGTTGGTCATTCACACTGTCGCCCCGAATGAAACGTTATGGGATATCGCTAAATTTTACTCCCCATACGCGGATCCCCGCAAGGTAGTTTACGTGATCAGACAGGCGAATCATCTTAAGAGTGCAGTTATCTATCCGGGGCAGGATCTGATTGTTCCTGTTGGTTTGAAGAAATAGGAGGTTGTAATTATGGGACAGATGGAAATGGTTTATGGAGAAGAGGTAACTCTTGAAAAGATAAAAGAAGACCTGTTGCGGGCAGAATTTGACATAACCCAGAGGGCCCGTAAATCTGAAGGGGAAGAACAGTACAGGCTGGATTTGGCCCGGTCTCATGTTGAGTTGGCTATTAAGTATATTATGCAGATCTTCTATCCGGAGACTGAGCCGGATATTAAAAAATTCCTGCTAAGGGTAGGCTCCCAGGGGGAATCCTAATGAGTGTTTATGGTGCTATTTATGCGGATATCTGGCATGACAAAAAATTTAGAGGTCTGGATGTAAACGAGCAAAAGCTTTTTCTGTATCTGCTTTCCAGTCCTCACAAGACGATGATTGGCTATTATCATCTGCCCCTTCATTACGCAATTTACGACCTGGGATGGGACGAGGATCTCTTTAATGGCTCTATGAATATCCTGGAAGAAAAGGGCATGGCTTTTTATGACCATGAAGAGGAGATTGTCTTTGTTAAGAATTTCTTCCGCTATAACAGGGTTAAGAGCATTACTCAGGTTAAGGGGCTTTTTAATCAGCTTGGAAAGGTTCAGGAAAGCGATTATTATGATTCGCTGATCGAATCGCTTCCTTCTGCGCTGGATCCATCTACCAAAAAAGAGATAAAAGATCTCTTCTGGAAGAATTATCGCCCCTATGAAAGGGCCCTTATGGATAAAAAAACAGTTAATTCTGAAGAAGAAAATATACCCTATGCATACCCTATGGATAGGGTATCTAATGGGTATGGTATGGGTATGCATACCCCATGCATAACAGTATCAGAATCAGTAACAGAAACAGAAACAGAATCAGTAACAGAATCAGAGCGCTCGCTTTCGCTCGAGAAAGAGAATAAGAGCGATGCTCCTGAAGCTTCCCAGGACCGTAAACCTTTTTTAAATTTTTCTAAAGATCAAAACCGGGATCAAAAGACAAAAACCGGTATGTCTATGTCGGACGATGAAAAGGCTTTCAGGTTAGAGCTGATGAAGCTACTTTTTCCAAAGAGTCTTTACAACAGCGATGTAGGAGAAGCGGCCAGAGTTTTATGCAGGGTACTTGAGGACTCAAAACGGGCATTGTCGGTTATAGAGGGCTATTCGGTGGAAGCCCGGAGCCCTGATGATATGGCGCAGAAATTGTGGCGTGAATGTAATCGGCATGTGAAGGAGGCGGTTACATGAGGATCCTGATGTTGGGGATTGTGGCTTTTCTGGTTGTGCTTATGTCGAGCCTTGTTATTCTTCCCTGCATGTTTTCTTCGCAGATATCCCGGGAAGAGGAAATAAGCGGGCTTGAGCAGATGATAGAGAAAAAAGACTGATTATCGCGGATAAGGATATTTATGACGCTGAAAGGAGCAAATACATGATCACAATACCTGTTGTGCTGAAAGACAAGGAACTTAGACCTACCTACGCCCACGAGAACGACGCCGGGGCGGATCTCAGAAGTCCAATTGAAGTTGTTATTCCTTCCGGAGACAGGGTGTTTATTCCCACTGGCGTACATGTCCAACTGCCTGATAACTGTGTTGGCTTTGTAACTCCCAGGAGCGGTCTGGCAAAAAAGCACGGAATCACCATTCCCAATTCTCCGGGCATTGTTGACTCTGGATACCGGGGTGAGATCGGGGTTACATTACATAACCTTGGTGATATTGACTACAAGATCTCCAAGGGAGAACGGATCGCCCAGTTTGTGATCGTGCCCTTTGTGCAGGGTGATTTTATCCTGGTGGATACTCTTGAAACATCGGACAGGGGAAGCGGCGGTTTCGGGAGCACGGGCAGGCATTAGGACTCAGCCATGAAGAACGAAATTAAAGCTATTTTAAAAAGCAAAATCGGCCCGCTGATTAAAAGGCTGCGCAGCGATAGAGGATGGACGGCTCGGGAGCTCAGTTTCAGGGCAGAGATCCACGAAGCGACAATAACCTCTGTTGAACGTGGAGACCGGCTGCCGACTCTGCTTGTTATTGGGTGCATATGTGTTGCTCTGGGGATCGATATGACGACCTTTTTTAAAGAGGCTCAGAAAAAGGACTGAATATACTGTGGGGTGGAGAGCTCTTGCATGAAGTAACGGAAAAACAGACGGAACAGCGGACGATGAATAATTGTGAAGTGGGGCTTCCTTCCTGCCTTTTTCAATATGTGGAGTTCTGCATTTTCAATCTGCATTCACATTTCAGGATGCTTGCCCAGAGGAGGAAAGAGCTGGCTGATATTGCGATATATTCGGGACCTCTCGAGAATTCAGGTGAAAACTGCGTTGGGCTTGTGGACGGAGGTAAAGCTTCCGTCCCGGCCGCGCAGAAATATATTGAAATGCAGGATCTTGATGAAGATATCCGGGTTTTGCGCAAGCGCATTGATCCTCTTGTGGCGATGATCCACTCCCTGGGAGCGGAGATCGAGGTTACGGACAGGAAGCTTATTCTGCATTATCTGGAAGACTGTGATTATGACTCACTGGAGATCCTTGAAAAGTTCTATTTTGTGAAGCAGAAGCCCAGGTGGAACGAGATCGAGGAGATCTTTCACTATTCGCAGAGGGCCTTTGCCAACAAGAGGAATAAGCTGGTAAAAAGGGCTGCTTCCTGGCTGTGTGGCGGGATGGTGAAAGGGCGGTATTGAGTCTTTATATAAGAAAACAAAGGTCAATATTGGTTATGGAATAAAAACAGGAATAATTTTGCTTGTTTTTTCAGTTAGGTCTGATATAATTACAAAAGTAGTGATTATATTGGAAAGTGAGTGATCTGATTGCAACATAACAAGGATTCGTTATTAAAGAACCTTAGACCTTATTATCCATCAATATACCAAGCTATTGAAGAAGGTTTTACTGGTGCATTCAATGTTTCTGTTGAACGTGATTTATCTAATCCAAGAACTATAGCTAATGTGCGTTGGGAATTAATAACAAACAAGCTAGAAAAATTATTACCTGAAGATGAGTTTCTTGTAATAAGAGAATATGGTACTTGTATTTTCTGCCATAAAACCAGTAATATTGTGTTTAGATTAAAAAAATTCGACTTAAACTACAGATCCTCAAATATTCCTACTCAAAGAAATTTCGATTTTGAGAACAATCAATTAACAATTGAAGGCATTGATCTGCCTATATGTTTAGAAATTGGATATATTCCGGATAATATTGGTAATGGGGTAGAATCTGTTTCAATCCAATGCAGAAAGTATAATTGGATGGAAGAAATTGAACCGACTATAACTAAAATAATTGGAGTAATAGAACCAGAAAAAACCAAGAGAAAACCAGAGAAAGTTCGTGTGTCAAAGAAAGACGAAAAATCTACCTTAAAGATAGAAAGTGGTGTAAATGAATAAAGCGCAAAATAACGTGACTCTTAATCCAGAAATGCTTGCTTTGGCAAGGCAGGCTAGAGGATATACTCAGTCAAGATTTGCCCAAAAATTAAAGGTGACGCAAGGTCGCATTTCAAAAATTGAGATGGGGACTTTGCAGTGTCCACAAAATTTGATAGTTAAGTTTGCTGAATTGTTGAATTTTCCTGTCACTTTTTTTACAAGACAAAGAAGAGTATACGGTTTACCCTTGAGTGTTCATGGGCTCTTTAGGAAAAAACAATCACTTGGCAAGAAAGAGATAGAGAAAATTCTTGCTACTATTAATATTAATCGGTTGGCAGTTGAGGATCTTTTACAATCTGTTGAATTGACAGCAGATGATAGAATTCCAAGTGTTGCTCCTGAAGACCATGATGGAGATATTTCACATATTGCTAAAATTGTTAGAAGGCTTTGGCTTTTACCTTCTGGTCCTGTCAAAGACTTGTCTGACATTATCGAAAGTCACGGCGGGATAATCATAGAGTGTGACTTCGGGACGGACAAGATAGATGGATTAAGTCAAAGAATTATTGGGTTCCCTCCTATAATATTTATTCGTAGAGGGATGTCTGGAGATAGGCAGCGTTTTACAATTGCTCATGAACTTGGTCACCTCGTTTTGCATGACAAAAGTCCATCTCCAAATATGGAAGATGAGGCCAATGAATTTGCTTCAGAGTTTCTTATGCCTCGTGAAGACATTAAATCATCTTTGAGAGGGCTTACATTACAAAAATTAGCTATTTTAAAAGGTCAGTGGAAAGTATCAATGCAAGCTTTATTATATAGAGCTAAGACACTTGGGGTGATTTCAGAAAATAAATCTCGTTATTTATGGATGCAACTGAGTAAGGCAGGATACAGGAAAAATGAACCTGTTCGAGTTGAAGCTGAAGTTCCTTCAATACTCAAACAATTAATTGATGTTCATTTGACTGAATTTGGTTATACAGAGAAGGAACTGGCCAAAGCTTTGAGATTAAGTTTTCTTGATTATAAACAATTATGTTGTATTGGTAACCGTCCGGATTTACGTATAGTTTAATAAGAGAAATTTTATTATTTATTACTACAAACAATCTTCAAGAACCACGCGGTCAAGCATTTCCTGTTCGATTCCGATGTATCGCATGGTTATAGCAGGGGAGCTGTGGTTCAGGAGCTTTGCCAGGGTTTCTATCTCAATTCCTTTTTTGTATTTGTGGTAGCTAAAAGTTTTTCTCATTGTATGAGTGCCGACCTGTATTTTTAGGCCGGCTTTTTTTGTGGCTTTGCGCAGGATGTTATATGCCTGGCTTCTGCTTATCGCTTTTCCGTCCCCCTGCCTGGAAGGGAATAGAAAAGAATCTACAGGAAGACGAGCTCTCTGAAGATATTCCTTTAAAGCTGCTTTTGCTGAAACGTTGACTGCAAAATCATTGGTCTTGCCTGTCTTCTGCTCACGAACTACTATCCTGTCGGCGATGAGTATGTATTTTTCTTCAGCGATTACATTTTCGACCTTCAGGTTCAAAAGATCCGAGATCCTCAGACCGGTATTTATCCCCAGGCAGAACATTGCATAGTCGCGAATGTTCTGGTTGTAAAGCACTCTTTTTATTGCCTCAATTTCGCTTTTTTTCTTTATTGGCTGGACTGTTTTCAAGCTCAAATCCTCCTGTACTACAAAATTAAATATGTTGATTTTACCCTTATTTTAAGGGTGTATAAAAATGTATTTACTTTCAGTGCTGATGGGATTTTATGAATTTTTATGTCGAGTTTGTGAAAATACAGTTGAAGCGAACTCAATAACTATGTTTTACCGCTCTTTTCTGATAATTCAAGCGCAGTAAATACGATGTGCAGAAAATGTGCAGAAAAGAGGGCTAAAAAAGATGTAATATGTCATCGTGGACAATTTTCATTTTGATAGGCTCAAATGGCCCCGAGGATAGAGAGATCTGTTCCGGGGCTTTTTGTATGTCGAAAGGAGTTCTTCTTGAAGGTCTATCTCTCAGTTCCATATACAGGAATGGAAGAAGAAAGCTTTAGACAGGTTACTTCAAAGGCAGCCGAACTTGTTTCCCAGGGACTGATAGTTTTCAGTCCGATATCACATACTCATCACATGGGAAAGATGAAGTCACTGCCTGTTACCTGGGACTTCTGGAAAGTCCAGGATGAAGCCTTTATCACATGGGCGGACGAGCTCTGGGTGTTCTGTATAGACGGATGGAAAAGATCTGTGGGTGTTGCTGCAGAGATGGATCTGGCCCGGAAGCTCGGGAAGCCTGTCAAGTTTGTTTATCCTTAGCCACCTTGTGCTGCTTGTTCCATTTGTTTACACCTCCCTGATCGGCGGGGTAGCCATGCCCCGCCTTTCTATTTTGAAGGGAATGATTACATGCCGGAAATACCTGGAGGAAAGTTTAAAAAGATCCGTGAGAAGAAAGCCACAGAGGAACGACGAAAGGCTAACATCGCCTACAACAGGACCAGGACTGACAAGGATCTGGTTTCTCTTTACGGAACGCAGCGCTGGAAGAAACTTAGAAGAATGAAGCTTCATCAGGATCCCCTCTGCGAGATATGTAAGAAAGAAGGAAAGATTGTAGCTGCTGAACTTGTTCACCATATAGCGGAAGCTAAAGACAATCCGGAAATGTTTTTTAATATGAACAACCTGCAATGTCTCTGTGAAAGTTGTCATAACAGAATACACAGAGGGTAGGGGTGTCAAAATCGCTGGTAGCACAGGGTCTCGCCAACGGCGCGGGGTACGGAACGCGAAATCGGGAAATGACATGAGGGGTTTTGAAATAAGGAACCCCGAAGTTTTTATAAAAAATACCAAAAGGGAGGGGGACTATGGCTGGTAGACCAAGAAAATCAATTGCAGAACGAAAGCTCGAGGGAAACCGAAGTAAGACACCTCTCCATGGTACTCCGGATTTTCCGAAAGGACAGATCAAGTGTCCTACCTGGTTGTCCAAGGAAGCAAAAAAGTTCTGGAAGAAACTTGTTCCCATGCTTGAAGAGACTGAAGGACTTTTGCAGATCTCAGACCAGACGGCTCTTGAGGCTTTTTGCGAGACCTACAGCCAATGGAAAGAAGCGTCTGTCATTCTCAAGAAGGAGGGCATGACCTTTTCTACTCCAAACGGCTATATCCAGCAGAGGCCGGAAGTGGCCATAGTGCAGAAAGCAAGCAAAGCTCTGATGGATTATATGAACGCCTTTGGCCTGACTCCAAGCGCCAGGGCAAGATTGGGGATAAAGCCGGAGCCAAAGGGTGACGGTTTTGATGATTTCTAATCCGAGGCTAAAGAACTTACGCAAGCAGGCTAAAGACGAGGGCTGGGCAGACTGGATCAGCAGTGAAGCAGATGAAAAAGCCATGTTGCGGGGCTGTCATTTTGATGTAGAAGCTGCCAGGCGTCCTATTATCTTTTTTGAAAAGTACCTGAGACATGCAAAGGGGAAATGGGCCGGAAAGCCTTTCATTCCTCTTGAATGGCAGCAAAAGGATGTGATAATGCCTCTTTTTGGCTGGAAGAGGCGCAATGGTTTCCGGCGTTACAGGATAGCCTATGTTGAGATACCGAAGAAGAATGGAAAATCCACCTTGCTTAGCGGCCTTGGTCTTTATCTTCTGACCAAAGATAACGAGCAGGGAGCTGAGGTTTATTCCTGTGCTGCTGATCGAGACCAGGCGGGGATCATTTATCAGGAATCAGAAAACATGGTCAAAGCGTCTCCTGCTCTGAAAAAGAGACTGAAGATAATTTCTTCAAGGTCGAGGATCATATTCCCAAAGACAAATTCCTTTTACAGGACCTTGTCCAGTGACGCCAATACAAAAGAGGGCTACAACGTACATGGTTTGCTTTTTGATGAGTTCCATGCTCAGAAAAACTCTGCCCTCTGGGACACTCTGAGATATGCGGGAGCTTCCCGGACTCAGCCATTGCTTATAACTATTACAACAGCCGGATTCAACCGTCAGTCAATTTGCTGGGAGCAGCATGATTATGCAAGAAAGGTCCAGAAGGGGATCATCGAGGATATGTCCTTTTTCCCGGTGATCTACACAACAAATTGGGAAGACGCTGAAAACAATCCGGACATTGAAGAGGATGACTGGACGGATCCCGAGGTGTGGAAGAAAGCAAATCCCAGCCTGGGAGAGACTATCGATCTTGATATATTCGCTGAGGAATGTGCGGAAGCTCAGGAGATCCCAAGGAAGCAGAACACTTTTAAACGTTACAGGCTGAATATCTGGACAGGTGCAGAGACTACGTGGCTGTCAATTGACAAATGGAAAGGCTGTAACGGAGAGCCGGATCTGGAAGAGCTTGCAACCTTGCGCTGCTGGGGAGGGTTTGACCTTTCAACTACAACTGACCTGACGGCCTTTTCCCTCGTATTTGAGCCAGACAGCAACGGCCATGTATGGGTTCTGTGCTGGACGTGGTGTCCAAAGGCGACTCTGGAGATCCGGATCAAGCGGGACAAGGTCCCATATGACACCTGGGAACGGGAAGGATTTCTTTTTGTTACAGAGGGATCCAGCGTGGATTATAACTATATAGAGCAATTTGTACTAAACGATATTAAGAACCAGTTCCCAAACATCGTGGTTCTTGGATATGATCCCTGGAACGCGACGCAATTTGCACAAAACCTTGAAGATGAGGGCGTGCCGGTAATACAGATCCGGCAGGGATACAAGACTATGTCGCCGGCGTGCAAGGAACTTGAGCGGCTGGTGCTTGGTGTTCTGCTGAGGCATCGGAACAACCCGGTATTAACCTGGGCGATGTCCAACGTAATGATAGAGACTGACGCGGCGGAGAATATCAAGCCTACAAAGGCGAAATCTACTGAGCGCATAGATCCGGCTGTATCCATGATAACGGCGCTGGCTACGATGATGGAGTTTGGTGATGAATCGCCAAGCGTATATGAGGAAAGAGGAATTATCTCTATTTGATAACAGGAGGTGAAACATGGGTTTTTTCAGTCGCGTAAAGACCGTCTATAACGCATTGAAAATAGCGGGCAGTCCTGACTCGCTTGAATCGATGATACTTAATACCTTTGGAGGCGGTCCTACAGAAAGCGGAGAGCATGTTACACCTCTCAGGGCAATGCAGAATGCTGCTGTCTATTCGTGTGTCCGGGTGCTTGGAGAATCTGTTGCTCAGCTTCCTTTTGGTATTTATAAATCCAGGGATGATGGAGGAAGTGACAAAAGACCGGATCATCCACTATACCGGCTGATCCACCATCAACCCAATGAATGGCAGACAAGCTTTGAATTTCGGGAATACCTCATGGCCTGTCTGAATCTGAGGGGCAACTTCTACGCTTTCAAGAATGTTGTTGGTTCAGGTTCAAGGAAAAGGATCATAGAGCTCTTGCCCCTGCCACCAGACACTGTGAAACCAAAACAGGACGACAAGTGGAACATTACCTATGAAGTGAGGTTCCCAAACAGGGACATTCAGTTAGTTCCAAAGGGAAATATTATTCATGTTAAAGGCTTATCGCTGGATGGTTTTACAGGTGTATCTCCTATTCGCTATCAGCGAGAATCAATAGGTCTTGCCATGGCTGCTGAAAAGCATGGTGCCAGGACTTTTAAGAATGGAGCTCTGCCGGGCGGGGTGCTTAAACATCCAAAACACCTGACAGAGGACGCCGCAAGAAGGCTTAAAGAAAGCTGGGAAGCCTGCTATGGCGGCGAAAATATGGGCAAGACGGCTGTTCTTGAAGATGGTATGGAATGGGTCAAGATGTCCATGACCAACGAGGACGCACAGTACCTTGAGACAAGAAAATATCAGCGATCGGAGATAGCAGGTATATACAGAGTCCCGGCTCATATGATCAACGATCTTGAAAAGGCTACATTCTCAAATATTGAACATCAGGCCCTTGATTTTGTCGTTCATTCACTTACTCCCTGGCTTGTGAGGATCGAGCAGGCTTTCTGGAGAGATCTTCTAACGGCAGATGAACAGGATCAGGGTTATTATTTCCGCTTTAACGTCGATGGTCTGTTGCGCGGAGATTCGAAGAGCAGGGCTGAGGCTCTCAAGATCCAGCGACAAAACGGCATAATTAACGCGAATGAATGGCGGGCCCTGGAGAACATGAACCCCATTGAAGGAGGGGATGTTTATCTTACGCCGCTGAATATGCGGCAGGATGGAGTTGACCCGAATGCAAAAGATTAAAAATGATGCCGCAAGGCGCATGATGGGCAGAATAGCCTTGCGTGAAAGTGCCGGGAAAGGGGAGAAATCCTGGTACCGAATAAAGGCCCTGTCGGAAAAGGAAGTGGAAGTCTATCTTTACGATGAAATATCTATGTGGGGTATAGAGGCGGAACAGTTTATAAGGGAGATAAACGAAATATCAGCTGGAACGATAAATCTAAGGATCAACAGCCCGGGCGGAGACGTTTTTGACGGAACCGCCATTTTTAATGCTCTGGAAAGGCACCCGTCAAGAATAGTTACGCATATTGACGGAATAGCAGCTTCCATGGCGTCTGTGGTTGCTCTTGCTGGGGATGAGGTGAGAATGGCCGAGAATGCCTTTTTTATGATTCACAATCCGTGGGGTCTATGTATTGGGAACGCCGCTGACATGCGCAAGGAAGCTGAAATTCTTGAAAAAATTTGCGATTCCATGATTGGGACGTATTCCAGGAAAAGTGGTCAGGACAAGAAACAGATCCGCTCCTGGCTTGATGATGAGACGTGGTTCAACGCGGAAGAGGCAAAAGATGCAGGCTTTGTATCTGAGATTGTCTCTGCTCCTGCTGTTGAATCGAAGTTTGATTTGTCGATTTACAGCAAAGTGCCTGATCCACTCAAAGGGACTTCTTCCGAAGAGTGGTCAGAAAGAGATTTTGAGGGATTCCTGCGGGACGCTGGATTTTCCCGAAAAGAAGCTGCTTCAATAGTGAGCGGCGGTTTTAGATCTCTGAAACAGGGGGATCCTGGAGCAGATGATCTTGTAGCGTCATTGCAAAAGAACATTGAAATCTTTAAAGGAGGGCCTAAATAATGGACTGGGAAAAAATCAAAGCGCTTATAGAGGAACAGGGCAAGGCATTCAATGCCTTCAAGGAGGCAAATGACAAGAGGCTTGCAGAGATAGAAAAAACATCAGGTGAGGCTGGAGAGCTCAAGGCACAGATGGAGAGGATCAATGATGAGCTCGACAAGCTTGATGAAATGCGGGCCGAAATTGAAAGAGTTGAAAAGGTCGCAAATCGTCCGGCTGGAGGAAATGCACTGACTGCCCTTGATAAGGCTAAGGTTGAGCATAAGGAAGGATTTTTCGGTTTTATACGGAAGGGCAACGATGCCGGACTGAGAGATCTTGAGATAAACGCTGCACTTTCTGTCGGTACTGACGCTGACGGCGGTTTTGCTGTGCCTGAAGAACTGGACAGGCAGATCATATCCTTGCTCCAGGAAGGGTATGTAATGCGCAACCTTGCTAACGTTATCACTGTTGGAGGAGCGGAATACAAAAAACTTTTTAACCTTCACGGTGCCGGATCCGGCTGGGTGGGCGAAACTGACGCAAGACCTGAGACAAACACTCCCCAGCTTGCACAGTTGACCCCATATATGGGGGAAATCTACGCCTATCCTCAGGCCACACAGACTATGCTTGACGACGTTTTCTTTGACGTGGAGGGCTGGCTTGCCGAGGAGCTCGCCACAGAATTTGCACAACAGGAAGGTTCAGCTTTCATCACCGGCAATGGCACAAAGAAACCCAGAGGTTTCCTGGATTATCCAACTGCTACGACTGAAGACGGAACCAGGGCTTTCGGAACTATCCAGTACATGGAATCTGCTGTAACAAGTGAGATAGGCTTTGATGACATAATCGACCTTGAATACGATCTAAAGGAAGGACATCTTGCAAATGCTGTCTTTCTGACAAAGAGGTCTACTGTCAGAGTCCTTAGGAAGATCAAGGACAACGACAACAACTATCTCTGGCAGAATTCCCTTCAGGCTGGACAGCCGGCAACCCTGAATGGATATCCTTTAAGGACAGATCCCGGTATGCCTGCTATGGCTGCCGGAGCACTGGCTGTGGCCTTCGGAAACTTCAGGAGAGCCTATACGATAGTTGACCGGATCGGAACAAGGGTTCTCAGGGATCCCTACACCAACAAGCCTTACGTAGGATTCTACACAACAAAACGCGTAGGCGGTTTCCTGACTGATTCCGAAGCCATAAAGCTGCTTATGGTCAATGATGGAGTGTAATTGAATTAGCGGGAGGGGCTTTTGCCTCTCCCTTTTTCGTTATATGGGAGGCTGAAAAATGAAGATAAGAATTAAGAAATCCTTTCCTTTCTCTGAAAACGGGAAAGATATTAAAACAATAACAGAAGGTGAGCAGGATCTGTCCGATCGCATATGCAAATATGCCCTGCTTATGGATTATGCAGAAGAAATCGAAAAGGGAGGAGATATAAATGACGAGTCTCCAGATAGTAACTCCTCCAACAAGCGAACCGGTAAATCTAAACGAGGCTAAGGAACATCTCCGGGTTGAACACACGGAAGACGATACCCTTATCGAGGGTTTAATAACCTCTGCCAGGGAATGGTGTGAAGGGTTTCTTAACAGGGCGATCATTACTCAGACCCGAAAGCTGACCATTTCAAAATGGCCTGTTAAGCCTTTAAGGCTTCCCGGTAGTCCTATCCAGGAGATTTCTTCCGTGGATTACGTTGATTCTGCCGGTGAGACTCAAGGGGTTGAGGCAGTAAGGTATTATCTGACAGATTCCGGCGAAATATCGCTTGATTACAACAAGGAATGGCCTTCTGCGACTCTTCGTGGTCCCGAATCCATACATATAACCTATAGCTGTGGTTATGGAGATTCAGCAAAAGTGCCTCAGCGAATAAAGCAGGCAATATTGCTGCTTGTGGGCACCTGGTACGAAAACCGGGAGGGGTCAACAGCAGGATCCTGGAATGAAATACCCTTTGGAGTTCGAGAACTGCTTTGGCCATTAAGGGAGATAGTGTTATGAAGACTTTTTCTGCTTCTGATCTCAAGGAGAGGATAGAAATATTCCGGGAGGTTGAAACCGGGGACGGATACGGAGGATTTGAAGTGCAAGAATCCTTTTTGACCAAAAGATGGGCCAATGTCTATGCTCCAAAAGCCCGGGATGGAGTTATCGCCATGGCGGATAAAGTGACTGTTTCCTACGAGGTCACCACCAGATCCGACCTGACGATCAAACATAACGACATAATAATCTGGCACGGAACCAGGATGAGAGTAAAGGATCATAGGCTTATCCAGGACAGAAAATTCCTTTCTATTATGTGCGAAACGGAGAGATAACTATGGCTACTACCGCTCTTGATTTCAAACTTGAAGGCCTCGATGACGTCTTAAAGGCATTGCGCAAAGCAGAAGAAAAGGAAATAAGAAAGGCTGTTTATGATAGAGGCAAGAAGGTAGCTAAGAAGGTACTGAATGAAGCAAAGGCCAATAGTCCTATGGATAAAGATGCTTCTATGGACAAGGGCAACCTGAAGGATTCTATCAAAAACAGCAATAGCAAAAAAAAATTGGTCTTTTCTGTTTATGTCAGCGACAAGAAGGCTCCTTATGGTATTTCTGTTGAATATGGGCACCGCACAGTAGACGGGAAAGATGTTCCAGCTCAACCGTTTGTAATTCCTGCTGGGCGCAAATATGAAGATGAGTTTGAAGAGGAGATGAAAAAAGCTCTCCTGGAGGTGGCATCGGAGGTGGTTGAATGACTCTTGCTTTTACTTCTGCCCTTTTATCAAAACTGAAAGCAGATACAGCGCTCATGCTCAAACTTACTTACCTGGGAGACATGCCACCGGACAACCAGGCAAGCCCATATGTCGTAATTGGCGCAGAACAGGACACAAGAGGCCGGATCTTGGACGAAACCGAGACCCGGCATTTTTTTACCCTGCACATCTGGAGTGACTACAAAGGCAGGAAGGAAGTAAAGGAAATAATGGCCCTTATCCGGGCGGACCTTGAACAAATGGAACATACATA